CGCATTGCCAATATGGTCTTGAATAATCTCTATTTGCTCTTAGTGTCCCACGATAAGGCCCATCATCAATCCAATACCCCTGACTGGATGGAGGTACTGGTGAACATCCATTAAATATAAATGTCCAGATTATTATTATGTAAAGACCCCATCTCATAAGAAAAGTTCGATCATGGTTTCGGATATTTATTTATCTGCAGGGTCAGCTTCATTACCTTCTGCTACCCATTTAAGATATTCTTGGTAGTCTGAATTGGATTCATTTATAGGGATAGAGGTAGTGTATTCATCACCCGCCTCATTAAGCATTAGGATAGTGCCTAATTTTCCATAAATATTGAATAATTTATATTTTTTCATTTATAACTCCGCAGTAAATTTTAACCTTGCTCCAGTTTCAGCGTCTGCATGAATATGTCCTGCTTGACCTGCAGTCCAAGATCCTGCTGTAGTTCCAATTAATCCAATACTGGTTGTAGAGTTTGCATAAGCACTCATTGCTGAAATATCCTGTGCTGTACCTGACCACTCCATTATAAAATCTCCTGCTGCTGAAACAGTCATAGTAGGGGCAGTTCTCATTGTCACTGGCAAATCTAATACTCCTCTCGAATCAGTAGTAGTTCTGAAGAACATTACACAAACTCTGTAGTGTTCGTGATCTCCTCCAAAAGATTGATAATATCTCTTACATCTCGCCAACTCTTCTGCATATGATTTATGCTCATAGGGAGTGGCATTTTCTCCTACTTCCCATTGGACTCCTGTTAAGTAAAAATTATTAGCAGTATTATCCATACAGTTTACTTGTCCTACTGCCCTGTTTGCAGCAGTATAACTTGCCCAAGATGTTGCTAATGTGCCTGAAGTAAAATTTGATCCAGCAGATAAAACAAAAGATAATTGTGCAGATTCGTTTATATCATTCCCAAACGCACCAGTAGTATCTCCAGCAAAAGTTACAGAGTGGTTTTCCCATGTATTTGCACTTGCTACAGTATAAGATTTTGATATTTGCCTGTTATTATCATTATCGTAAAGCCAAACTATATGAACACCAGTTTTAGGAGATTTAACCCAAAAAGATAAGGTACTTGCTTTTGCACCAGATACCCCTTTTGCAAATCTTTGTAAATCTTCCCCTGCAAATTTTTGTTGAATAGCATTGCCATCTGCAGCAGCTAAAGAAGCATCCGCAGTTGTTACATCAAATTTCAATGACGCACTAAATCCTTGACCACTTGGGACATCTGAATCTTGAGTTAAATCACCAACGCCCGGATCACCATCTTCCGAAAATCTCCACCTGTCTAAAGCAAAACTTCCATTTGATGCCCCAGTAACCGCACCACGTTGATATATTTGCATACCTCCATTATAAACTATGTTTCTTGAAGGCTTGTTATCTAACTGAGTCTGCACATTGGACGTAACTCCATCTAGGTAATCAAATTCTGCTGCGGTTGTGCCTCCAGCCACATAATCTGCCAATATTCGTGCCCTGCTCATATCATACCTCTTAAATCGTTTCCTATATACATGAGTTAATCCTATGTATCAGATAATCTAATAAATTGAAAAGTGCATGGTTGACTGTCCATAGATGCAGAACCAAGCCAATTAGTATTTACAGTAGCTTGAACAGTAAATTTCACTTTACAATTAGTTGTATTAGTAACATCAAAAAAACATTGTGTTACAATATTTTGATAACCCTCTGATCCAGTTTCTAATGGTCTTGATACTACTGATTTTTGTGCAATTACATATGTTCCATTATCTACTGTAGTTTTTATCATTTGTATATTGTATTCAGCATCATTGTCATAAGATGTATTACCATGCATCCAAATCCAATATATTCCTGTTTTTGAAAAAGAAAATATACCAGAACTTTGACTAACCAATGAACCATATGAAGCTGTTGCGGTGTTACTTATTTCTGAAATATCAGCAGTTATATCCGATGCAGTAGTTACATTACCTTTATTAGAAGTTAATTGAAAAGTTTGAGCACATTGAACACCCAACCCTGCCCCTGTAGAATCTGTAGATACATTTTCTAACTTTAAATCTTGATTCCCAGTTGTGATTACATCAGTACCATCCTGAGTTTCAATAATTATTTTATTACCTGTCCCTGCTGTAGGCTTAATTTTTAGGTCTGCCATATCTTATCCTTTCGGGTATTTATCCTTTGTTTGTTTGATAATGGCTTTCCAAGAGTCAATGCCATTATGGTAAATCTCATCTAGTTGATCGGGGATACTTGGGTATTCTGCTTGTCTGTCTCTAATCCATTTAGTATCAGCTAATCTTTTATTTTCTTCTTCTCTCCATTTGATAAATTCACTAGATTCTTCTTCTGTAAGTTCAACCCTGCCAGTTGGAGTATTTGTATACATTTTTTCAGCCATTATATTATTCCATAAAGTTTAAGTGTTCCATGTAGATTCCCTTGATTACCAAAAACTCTCAAACCAGTTAATGCTGTTGAGGAATTATTCCAATATGCCCAAATAGAACCTCCATGCAAACTATTTGCATTATTTTGCCTTCCTCCTCCTGCTTTTAAATATAAAACTTTACATTCAGAAGTAGACTGAGCATTATATATATCTATTTCAAGAGAAACTGTTTTATCTACATCACTAGATGCTCCATTGAAAAAAAATATCTCTCCCCCAGCAGTTCCAGCTCCGTTCCCCACACTCCCACTATCATGGGTAGTCAAATAACCAGCTCTTGTGTAATTACTTGAAGTCTGGATTCCAGTAGAATCCCCAAGACGAACATATAAATGGGTATCGTTTGAGGTAGCACGAATACCAGTACCAATTATTTTAAAATAACTGTAACTACCAGAAAAATGTCCCCCATCATAAGGAAAATCAATATTAACGGCTGACCCATCTCCTGTAACTGAAGTAATATATTCCATATGACCAGCAGGGAAAGTACAATTTGCCATGTTAGCAATCGTTGGTGCAGTCAAAGTTGCATTAGCAATAGTAGCACCAGAGTCTGCCGTTGTGAGGACTGCTCCTCCTGCCTGATCCTTCAGGATCAACTTATTTCCGCTTGTTGCTGTGGGTTTTATAATTAGGTCTGGCATATTTTATCCTGCTATTTCTGTTACTAATCCTACTCCAGTTTCATTAGTAGAATTTAATAATTGAACATTTACACTATTAAATGCTTTTACATATAATGTGTAAGTAATAATTTCTCCTAAAGAATAAGTTGGATCATCCAACCAATGTATTGTTGCTTGTTGTTGCCCATCTCCTGCTGTACCAGTACCATGTGATGATCCGACTAACAATCCGTTACCACTTTTTTTGGAGGAATGAATATTGTAGAAACTTCTTCCACCACTACCAACATAACTAGCAATATTAAAATCAATTCTGAAATTTGAATTAGCTTGTTTAGGAGTTATTGAAACACTTAAACCTGTTGTAACAAAATTACTACTATCTGTTGTACTTACTTCTGTTATTGTAGTATCTTGAACAACTTGAATACATGATCCTTTAGGAAAGGTTGCAGAACTTAAATCAACAGTACTCCCAATTTCTCCAGTCATTCCAGTTAAACTGGCATTCGGTGTTTGGATCAAAGTTCCCATTTCTAATGAGCCTTCTCCGGTAACTGTTCTGGTTGAAGTATCGTTAGTCAGGGTAACAGCATTTGAATCGTCACTTAATTTTGCAAGAACAAGGTTATCTGAAATAGTAACATTACCAGTTACTGAATAAGAATCAGATAACATAACTTGGTGATCTGCATATGTGCCTGATAAATCTGCAGAGGTTTGTTGCTTGATACCACCATTGAGTTTCAATGCTCCAGTCATGGTATCACCCGAACTTTTAAGTGCATCAGGTAAGGCAAAACTTTCCACCACATCAATCCTAATAATGTCTCCATCTGCAGGAGCACTATTAAAAGTTATAGCAGTATTTGATTTTGAATAATCATCAGATCCACCCTCTACCAGGAGGACTCCATTTAACCATACATTTACATGATCTCCAGAGTCAGAGGGGACAGAAAATGACGTTGTTCCAGAACTGGTGTCTGTTGCCTGGAGGAACTCATATTTCTGAATTGAAACTCCAACCTGTTCTGATTGTTTTCCTAAGTATGGCATTTAAGTCATCTCCATATAACTAATTATTATATCCATTCCTGTTGTATCTGCCTGGGCTTTTAAAATATCACCAGTTTGCATTACTATTTTATTACCTGCCATTATTTCCAGGGAGGATGAATTATTAATTGGTGCATCTTTAATTAAATAAGTTGATTCATTTGCATTTGATGCTCCAGAATTTGATACTCCTGATCCTACAGCAGATGTTGAAACTAATTGTACTGACCCTTTTATTGTCCCTGAAGATGTGTTACTCATCATAATCCCAAGAACAATAGTTGTGGTTGAACTTGGAACTGTATATATTGCTTCAAGTGAGGAAGTAACATTTGCTTCATTTGTCATTCTGAAAGTATTTGCCATTTTATCCTAGAGCTAAAGCTAAAGCTGTTACATCATCCATACTTGCAGATGTAAATGATGCTGTTGAGGCAGATGTTGCTCTACCTTTTGCATCAAAAGTAATAACCGGGATTGCAGATGATGATCCATATGAACCAGCAGATACTCCTGAAGCTGCCAGGGTTAATGCAAGAGATGTTGTCCCAGAACCTGTTGCATCTCCAGAAGCTGTTATTGTCTGGTTTGCAGTTAAATATGTTGAGGTGTCAATATCATAAGTTTCTGAACCTGTTCTTTTGACTAACCCGGTATCACTATCCGGGATGTCGGTGTGCATGAGAGCACCTGCACTATTGACATTAGTTGCATCAGTTACGTCTGCACCAGTTTCAATTCCATCCAGTTTAGTGTGATCGGCATCGGTAAAAACATTACAATCTGATGCATTCCCAACTAAGGTTTTTATCTCTGCAGCAGTTTGATCTGCTGTTGCACTTGCCTCAATTCCATTTAATTTAGTTAGTAGTGCATCAGTCAGGGCATTGGTGTCTGATTCTCCCTCATATGCACTTTTAATTTCGGCCCCTGTTTGGTCTGCAGTTGCAGAAGTTTCTATACCATCTAACTTAGTATGATCTGCATCTGTAAAGGCATTAGTATCTGACTCACCTTCATATGCAGATTTGATTTCTGCCCCTGTCATATTTCCTGCTGCACCATCCTCTACATTAAGGAAAGTAAGCAGAGTTGATTTATTAATTCCCAGGGTTATACTCCCTGATGTTGTTACTGGAGAACCTGAATCAACCTCAATCCCATCTGTTCCAGTTATCCCAACTGATGATAACCTGGTGGCCCATTCAGTTGCATAATCTGTTGTTCCATTTTTAGTTAATATCTGGTCATCTGTTCCACCTGAAGGGACACCTCTTTCTGCTATTGCAGTATCAAGTGATTGAACTGCATCATTAATTGTACCACCCCATTCACCTCTACTGGACTCTGCACCAGGAACAGGTAATGTAATATTAAGATTAGTTGTTGGATTTGCCATTTAACTATATTCTTGAATTAATAAAAATGGAGAAGTACTTCCATCATTTGCAGTATACTCTGGAGGTGACCCATTTGACTCAGGATAAACATCTGGGGCACCTAATCTGCCTGCAAAGCCAGTTCCAGAACTATTGCTAATTACAATCCATTGTCCTCCCACATCAGCACTTCCATTATTCCCAATTGTTCCATTTGTTTCTGTAACTTCATACCCCCAGGGTTCTCCTGACCCACTTCCTGAAGTACAATTAGAGGAGACCTGTACTTTACCTCCAGTACCACCTAACCCTGGATATGCTATTGCAGAACCTGTTGCTCCCGATCCATGTTCATACTCCCCCGGAGTTGTTACTCCACTAAATGTAACTTTACCTCCACCATTTACTCCTGTTGCTCCTGTTGCAGATGCACCTGCACCAACTATTGAACCTCCTGCAGTATTAGCTGGAAGCTCTAATCTTGAAGATGAAACTGAAGAAGTCTGTACCTTGAGAATTTCCCATGAAAAAGTATCTCCTGGTGCAACTTCAATTTTCACATCTATCATACCCCCATATCCTCCCTGACCTCCTCCTGCAACATGATTATGGAAACCTCCTCCTACATTTGTTGATCCACCAGAACATCCATAATGTCCTGACCAAATACCTGCTCCTCCTGTACCTGCTCCGGCTCCACCACCTCCACCTTGTGCTTTTGAATGAATCCTTAAATATCTCACACCAGCAGGAACTGTATATGTACCAGATTGATCAGATGTAGTTGCATAAATAGTTGTAGAATTTACAACACTATATTCAGAAATTGCAGTTCTATGAATCTTTCTCCATGTCCCCCCATGTTTGATCCATACATGGTGAACATCCCTCCAAGCATCTTCATGCTTAATCCAGGGTTTTTTTACTGGAGTCCAAGTTCCATCTTTTTTAAATCTTAAAGCATAACTCACAATTAATACTCATAATGTATATCCCCATTAGCACCATCACTACTTGATGGGGCACTAGTTCCAACAGTTCTTACACCTTCTGCATTTGATCCAATTGTATAACCAGACATGCTAATCGTAGTTCCTGTTAATGTAAGTGAAGAACATCCTGCAATGGTGCCTGAACCTGAAAGTGCATATGTTCCATCTGCAACAAGTGCATCAATATTTGCTGTTCCATCTATGTGCAGATCCTGCCATTCTGCTCCTGTTCCTCCAAGATCATATGAGCCATCTGCAGAGGGTAAAATATCTGTTGCAACCTTACCTGTAAATGTGACTGTATCTGTATTTGCATCACCAAGAGTTGTATTGCCTTCAACTGTTAGGGAGTCAACTGTTGTTACCCCTGCATCTATGGTGGCAGGTTCAAATACCAGGTTATAGGAAATTGTTTGTCCTGCAGACTCATCAGCAAGAGTTGAAGCAGCAGTTATAACAATTGTATTCTGGTTAGTTTTGGAAGCAATAACATGGGTCCCATTATTACCTCCACTTGATGCACCAGAAATTTTAATTTTGTCTCCTGATTTAAAATCTTCAAAAAGATTCCCTGAAGCAGCAGTAATAATCCTCCCGGATGCAGTAAATGAAATAACTGTTGATGTTTGAACTTTTGCAATTTCAGTATCCAATTTATTAACTAACTGTGAGTCAACTGCCGTTATCGTGTTATGGATATTTGTACCCCAGTTTTGATTATCTCCTCCAATTTCACTTTTAACTAAGGAGTAATTTGTTGTAAATGTATTTGCCATATTATTGTTTTGTCCAGGTTACTGAAGTCGGTGCTTGTGCTGCCCATGTAGCTGATGTAACAGTTTGTTCACTCCAACTTGCAGAAGTTAATGTTTGTGCATTCCAGGTTGTTGTTGTTGAAGCAATACCATCCCAGTCGGTTGATCCATAATACCCAGTACCAAAAAGTCCTGCTCCATATAAGTTCCTTCCGATAACTTCATCAGTCCATGTTTCATTCATGTGTATATATATTTAGGTCTCATAGTAAGTGTACCTCCTGCAAATCGTGATTTATCATCTGATGATTCCAGTTCTCCAACTGCCCTTGCCAGTAACCCATCCCACATTGATCCTGCCTGGGGGTCCATTAAATATGAACTGGCTTGAACTAAAGTTGCATAAAGATAAATTGAGGAATTAGAAACTAACAACCAATTATCACCAGAATCTGCAACAGCAGATAGTGCAGGTATTTTCTGGTAATACGACATTTGAATCGTGTAACTTGCATCAGGTGTAGGATTTAACTGGATAGCAGAACCTTCAATTGTGTAA